AAAAAATACACTCACAAATAAAAATTTTATTATAAGAAGGTTTTTTCTGTAATTAAATCTACATCGAAGAACATGACATACTTGAGTAACTCTAAATTCATGTTTCTAAATACATCGATGCTAAACTTAGATATATTGATATTCCATATATCTTTAATTAATTTAAATACATTATCATTGCCTGGATTATAGATAAATTCTACTCTATCTAAGATATTCTTATATTTACCAAGAAAATAGTAAAAGAAACGAGTAAAATTATTATTATTAATACCTCCTAATAGCAAATAAGAAAAAATACGAGAAAAGGAAATTGGTAAAGTCTCGTCCATCCTGATGATATAACGTTCACTATACAATACAGCTTGAAATAGTTCGTTTTCATCTCTATAAAGTAAACCACCTTTGAGCTGATAACCAAGATATTTTCTTTCATCAACTTTGGATGCAAACACTGTTTTATCTTTGTTAATTATAAGCGCAAAATACTTTAAAATTAACTTCCTAAATCGATTAAAATCGAAAGGAAAAAGCGGATTTCGGTAAAATGCAAAATCATCACCCAACCAGTTCTCTTTATGTATTTGGTTCATACCATACTCGAAATCAATCACTTTCATCATACATAAAATGGTATATGTAAGAATCATATTTAACAGTGTGTTAAAGAGTAATGTACCCATCGTTCCAGAAATAATTCCCGCACGTTTACGAAAAACTGAACCATCTGGTAATAATACTTTGGTACGAATAGCTTGGTCAATAATGAAATTATATTCCTTGCGTTCGGTAGAGTTACGAAAATTAATCTTTTTTCCTAAAGAACGGATGATATCTTCATGGAACCATGCTGCTCTAAATGAATCCCAACCTGAAATGTCAGTATTAATTAATTCATAATCTTCGTGAAAAAGTAAAAATTCGCGAAGTCTTTTCATTGATCCTTTGCCTGTAATAACACGATCACGAAAGAACTTTTTATTATTTAATTGTTCATAAAATGGACTATAATATTTCGTTTCCGAAATAATGGTTGTAGCGGAGACGAGCCACACCGGTCTAGTCTTAATTTTATATCTATAAGATAAATGACCACGCATTGCAAAAATTGTGTAATCATTAACTATCTTATTTTCTTCTATTCGATGGAACATGTTGTAATATTCCGATACGATTTGATCCATCATATCGCCTTTCTTAACGGCATGTCCAAAAAACTTATTTGCTAGCCATCCAGCAGAAGTAGATTTCGGCAATCTTTCAAAAGCTTGCTCAGAAGTCAGTGGATCTACATTATCAAAATTTGAAAATACAAATTTCTTTGCTTGATTTAGGCATTTGTAGAAATACTTTTCTCTTTGCACTGAAGGTTTCTTCAGAGTAGGAAAGTTATATTGTAAAAGAGAGAAAAACATTCTTCCAGGTCTTGGTGTTTTGTTTTTGTCTTTCGATGAATAATATATTCTGGGATCGTATTCTTTCAAAGCGTCTTTGATGAATGGGTCTCGATATATATTGTGCGGTTGATTGAGTGAATAAGTAACTTCAGAATCACCAACGTGAATCCATTCTCCAGAAGCAAGAGCGAGTCGTTTCCATTCAACGAGGTCAACGTCTGTGTTAGAGTAATCGGGATTCGAAAAAAGGTATGCGTACTCAAAACAAGTACACGGTTGTAAGGAATTGAGAAACTTGAAATCAACAAGTTTTTCTTTAGTAAAAAGATGCGGACGCAAAAGGAATGTGCATGAATTATTTGAATGCTCAACATTAAAATGTTGTATCATCCTGCGTTTAATCGCGATTCT